CCGACGTTCGAGGCCACGAACTCGCTCAGCGCACCGCTGATACGGACAGTCATCGTTGTGGTCTGGGACATGGCGGCCTCCGATTGGCGTCTTCAACATAAGCAAAAATGAAGACGCTAACAAGGCTGTTGCTTTGTGCACGGCTAACCGCCGAAGCTTGGACGGAGCGATATTCACCGAGGAATCAGCCGGTGTGAATGCCATCTAACAACCGGGCGAACACGCTGAGAAACGCGGGGTCGTATGCTTCATCGACATGACGATTGTTCCACAGACCTGATCGCTTCACTTTGTCCCGGCCGCTGCAATGCCCAAGCCAGCCTTGGCTGGGCTGCACACCGGATGCTGAACAGTGGTTGCTGAGGAGCGCGATTGAGCCCCGCTCGATGACGCCTCGCGCACTGTTTGCGCCGGGCGGATCGGGGATTGGCAAAACGAGTAGGCTGGTCTCGCCAAGGTAGCCGCTTACCCTAGTCTCATGCTGCTTTTCTGCAGCCTTCAAAATCGTGTCTGCGGGACGACCGGAACCCCACGAAGATATGGCGAGGTTTGCATCACCCCGCATCAGTGCTTCGCCGACCAAGAGGCGAAAAATAGATCCCCGATGATTGCCTCCAACCGGCGAGACAGTGCCACGATGTTGACTGAGGCGTTTCCATAAGGTCGTGCGTGAGGAAGAGGTCAGGGCGTGGGTGCCTATCCGCACCACCCGGGCTCGAGAACCGTGCATTTCACCCGGCTCAAAGAAGAAATAGACACCCCGCTCTGGCCAGTTCATGCGCCCCGAACATTCGCCCAGATTGCGTGCACCGCCCATGCGCGCTGCCAGATCATCCAGAAGGTCGTAAAAAGCGGTGATGTCATGCTGACGTTCGCGCAAGAATCTTTTCCTTTATGGAGCCGTCATTAATCTACGAGCCTCGCAAAGGCTATCAAAGCCACTATGTAGCTCAGGCGAACGGCCGTCCGCAGGACGGCGTTTTGGCACAGGAATTCCAAGTACTTCATCCAATACCAGTGCAACACACTGTGATGAAATTGGATAGCCTCCTCAGGGCTAGAGGGGGAAGCACAAGTATATGGCACCGACGCGCACTTGACGCGTTGTCCAGCGCAGCGGACACTCAAGCACAGTGAGTTAGGAAAACGTATGTGGAATATCTTCCGGTCGAAGCCGAAAAGCGAAATGCAGGTGTTCGTTGAAGGTGCGTTGAAGCTCAGTGGGAAGCGGGCGGTCGAAGTCGCTGATGCAACCGAAATTGCAGCAGGAATGATGGGCGGCTTGTTCCCGCCATTGGCTCTTGCCAAGCACGCCGAAAAGCTTGCTGCAGGCCCAATGTCGTACAAGAATGCTGACCTCGGCGTGGCGACGGCGCTTTTCTTCTTCCGCGAAGAAAAATACCATGACATCCTTCAAGGGACCCAGCTTCGTGCGCGCATGACGTTACTTGAGCTGGTCAAAGCTGGACGGGTTAACCCTTTGTTGGCGAGCGCATTCGAAAATTCTCTGTATGAGCGCTATGCTCCTGCAAAAAAGTCCGAGTACGCAGCATGCCATTTGCTTCGTTGGCCGGAGCTCATCACCATTTTCGAAGAATGTCTGGGCGATGTTCATTCGGAGAAGGAGTTCAGTGACCTTCTGTCGGACGAAGGCATTGATCAGATGATCATCGACGAATTCAACAGGGCCGTCGCGATGCTCAAGACGACCCCTGTTGCGCTCGTTCTTCAGCACTTTGTCAAGCGCGCATTGGGTACTTTGATAGAGACAAGTAAGACTTGTCCTGAGGATTTGGCTTACAACCAGGCCGTCAAAGAAACGACCTTTATTACGCTGTGTCTCTGCTTGGGTGTTGCACCTGCCGTTCATCTGGCTGCCGGAGTGCCGACAGTGGCAAGCGCAGGCGCAATGATTGCTATGATGAACGAAGCCGAGTGGGACCGACCCGCATCGGTGGAATACAGGGTAGCTGGTATGGAGCTTATTTGGGCATTGCATGAAAAACTCGCTCCTCTTGCCTCAGCGGTCGAAATGCCGGGCAATTCTTCGATGAAGAATATGCAGGCTCAGTTGCAGACGGCGTTTGGTACGATCGGGATCGATTTCATGGGGCTTCACCCCGCAGTCCACCGCGCCGTGCTGCTCGAAGCAATGAACATGGGCGGTGCGGCAACGGCACTGAATAGCTTCAAGCAGATATTGGAGGCGTCAACGCATATTCAGAGCAGCGGCCTCGACCCCGTAGCTTTCATTGTGAAGGCACACGAGACGAAGCTGAAGCTCTACGAGGGATGATGGTTCACCGCTCTTATTTGCGGTCGACCAAATTTTGGCCAAGCTGTTGCCGAGTGGGAGGATGACTGTGAGTGGCTGCGAAGGACGCTCGCTTCCACGGCGCAGGTGCTTTCGCCCCGGTGGAGCGGTTTCTGATGGTGGAGTCTGGTATTTCTAATGCCTCCAAGCGCCGCGCTGCCGATTACACTTGATCGCTTCACTCGAGCCCTGAAAGAATTGGAAAATGCACTGCGGCATTTATGGACCGGATCAAAATCTATCCTAGCCCTCTCAGGGCTAACGGGTGTTAGGGGCAGTCAGGACGAGGGTGCAACGTTGGCGCAAATGAGATCATTCTGCTGCACGGAATGTGGTTATAAAGGCTCTACGACTGATGGCGGGGTGCGAAGCAACTATAAGGAACATAACCCGTTCCCAGCCATCTGTCGTTCATGTGACTCTCTCCGGTCGATCAACAGAGCGGCTGCTGCAGTCCCTGGTTGTATGACTTGCGGGTCGCTTGACGTCACTGAAATTGGTATCGAAACGCGTGACCCCGAGCAAAATGCTGACCACATGAAGAAAGCAAAACTCGAGCGAGCCAGAGAACGTAAGAACTTCAAGGCAAGGCTTCGACGGGCGGTTGCAGCTGGAAAGCTGACGCCCGAGGAAGCGGAAGTGGACGACGATGAAATTTTTTTGACCAGCCTCTACCCGCGGTGGGAGGCGGGAAGGCATCTTTGCCCGAAATGTAAGAAGTTTGGACTTACCTTCTCGCGTGTCGCGATGTTCCTCGATTAGCTCGCTAGATGTCGCTCGCTGCCATTTTCGCTCCGCCGCCCGCGTCTCTTTAAGACATAATCATAGTTCGCATGTCAGGCACTCAGCGGCATTGATCGCAAGGCTGCAATCAATCGAAGCCACCTTGGGTCTGATCCTGGGTTGCCGACGACATCGCGTCGGATCTCGATCATAACCGCGGCAACTGCGCCTGCGTCTATCACTCCGGCGTATGGTGTATTGTGCCCGACCTCATAGCCATGCCCCCGAAAGTGTTCTGTCAGCGCGTCCACCCAAGCGATAGGTGTCAGGGCGGCACTGAAGCCTATATCGATCTCCGGACGGGCGCCCTGCGCGCGTTGTTCGATTGGCCATGGCTTTTCTGGATAGGTGTGCAGGTCGACCAACCACGCGCCAATTGCCGCGGATCGCAAGCGTTCCCAATGCGGCCGATAATACTTCGCCAGCAGTTCTTCTCGCCGCTCCGGTGAAACTGTTTGACGTATTTGCCGCATTTGGTGATCGCATGTGTAAACGACACCGCGACCAACCTGGGCCATTTCTTCCAGTGAGTCATCGTCATATCTTTCTACGTCGACGACGATGCGTGATACCTGTGCCTGTATGATTTCGGCGGTTGGCCAGGCCTCTTGCGCCATCAGGTCGGTGTGCAGGTCCGCAGACGTGAGGGCCTCCAACTCTACGGCTTCTCTGCCAATTATAAATTCAGACCAGGCATCAGGTGGGATGTCGGTTGACGCATGCGGCACATGTATCAGCAGTTTGGGCACCGGCGCATTACCTCAGCAGGACAAGCTGGGGCACTGCATCCGCGTCGGCCCACACGACGGCATTTTGCCGAAAGTGCTTACCGAAGGACTTTGCCCGTGCAAGGTCCAAGCCGAGCACGAACAGGCTTTCCTCGCCGGGCCATTCGCCAGAGGGATCCGCGCCAAGACCTCTCGCTGTCACAAAGCCTTCAAGCAAAAGCCTCTTTGTCAGTTCTGACTGCAAACGTTCGTTTTCGGCGTCAGTCGTTTGCTCGCTGTAGGGATTCCAGGCGGTCAAGAACGCCGCGCAGTTTGCCCCAGATGCGTGAAAAAGAGCCTGCAACTTGTCCGATTGCTGACCAATCCGCAACGTGAATGCCTCGGGCTCCAAGACGCGAAAATCCGTCGATTCATAGGCACTGATGAGATCTGGTGGAATTTCAGTCATACTGGCACCTAATGAGCTGCGATGGCTTCTTGAGAGTTTTGACCGATTTCGTTGACGAACGAAAGGGATACGTCTTTGGGGGAGTTGTTGCCAATGGCCCCCACCGGATTATCCGTAAACAGCGGCCCGATCGGTATGGCCACTCCCTCATTAAAGACACAACTTTTGCGCGCGATGGTTCGAGGCGTAGTCACGTTGCCGAAATCCGGCCTGCGCCAGGTGCACAATTGTGCCCATTTCGAATCGCGACAGACGGCTTGGGCCTATGTCATCATCTTGGCGCAGCTAACCCCTGTCGTTCCTTGAAACTGTGAATCCGAACAACGGGCCGGGCAACTCCTGCGGTCTAGGCGTCTGGCGCTTCCCATAAGGCAAAAGCCCGGCCCGTTTTCACTGCCTTGGTAGAGGTTCAGCCAACAGCAGCACGATCATCGTCCCCTCTTATCCGCCACCGACCAGACCACCGACCCAATGGTCAGCAATGCCCCGATCAGCGGTTCGACCTGGGTTGCCTCGACGTAGCCCTTGGCCACAAGCGCGGTGCCCGCGACGGTCAGAACTTGGCGGATCAGCGCCAGGATTGCAGGTTTCAGCATGGTGTTCTCCCGTTCAGATTTCATTGGTGGTTACGAGGAATTCGCCCGGCCGCATGGTCGGCAGGCGCTGGGGACGAGGCGGATAGGTCGCGGGCCAGCGCGCGCCAAGGAGGCGGGACTTGGCGATGCGGGCGATGGTGACTGCATCGGATTGATTGCCGCCGAGGACGTAGAAATGCGCATCATCCTGACCGATGGCAAAGCCGACATGGCCGCCCGATCCCCGTGCGAAGATCAGGACAGCGCCGAAGGTCGGCGGCACCTCTTGGCCGAACAGCAACCAGTTGCGGGCCCAATAGGGATTGCCCCCTAGCGCCCCGAGCAGCGACTCATCCGGCAGGGCCATTCGAATGCAGGTTTCCACAAAATCCCCGCACCACGGGTTCTTCGACGGATCGCCAAGGCTGCGGCCATCGCGCTTCAGCCAATCCATCAGCCAGGATCGATCACGGGCTTCATTCCGGCCAAGCGCGGTTTTCGCCTCGGTGATCCACGGCAGGGGGCCGGGTGCCGCAACAGCTGCAGGGCGCCCGTTTGCGGCCAGAAGCGATTTCAGGGCACGGGCGGTGCGCAGGCCCCAGAGGCCGTCGATCGCACCGGGGGAATGGCCAAGTTGTTCTAGCCCGCGCTGGATCAGGCGGAGGGGTTCTTCGTCTTCTTTGGTCATGGAGCACTCTTTCTGCCCGTCTGCGGGCAATAAAAAAACCCGCCTCTTGGGCGGGTGGTGTGGGGCGACATGGTGGAGTGGGGTAATCGTCAGTCGGTGCGGCCGCGCTGGAACGCTTCGAACATCAGATCGCGCATGGCGCGGATATCGGCCTCGATCCGTTCCAGCCGGTCAGCATCGGCCTTTCGGTCTTCGGCGCGCTGCTTGTCGATCCGGTCACGTTCGAGGTGCAACTCGCGCTTGAGCTGGTCCAGCATTGCTTCATTGGTGAAGGCCTTGCGGGTCACCGAAGCGGCAATGGCAAAACCGCCGCCGATCAAAGCGGTGATGGCCGCGGTGAGACCGTTCTCGCGCAAGATCTGCGCGATGCCGTCCAAGAATGTCGGCTTGTCCGTCATGTGATCTTATCCTGTTGTGCGTGACTAGATGGGGGGCTGGGGGCGGAACACCGATCGGTGGCTGGTGTGGCCGTCGTGAAGGCGTTCATTCCGCGATGCCAAAGATCGCATCCAGCAGCATCGCCGCTTGCACCGGATCATCCCCCGCCTTGAACTGCGCCAGAGCCTGCAAGAGCGGATTGGCGTAGAAGATCTGCGTGGCCGCGGCCCAGCGGATTTCTGCCTCGGTGGCGTCCGCTTCGGACATGCCCGCCACAAACCCAGCAAAGGTCGCGGGCCATTCGCCACGTGCCGCCGCCTTGCACTCCTCCGCAGGCAGGATCGTCAGCCGCATCAGGGCAAGACAGAAGTCGAGTTTGGGCAGCGATGCCGCCGCGCGCTGTTCTGCCAAGGTCGCAACATAGGGCGCGGGTGCCGGTGCTTCCTCGAGACTGTGCCCGTCTTCATCGGCCCATCCGGCATAGGCTGGTGAACAGATCGCGCCATTTGGCAGTTCAAACCAGCTGCCCTCCGCCACTTCGCGCAGCGTCAGGCCATGGTGTTTCAAGATCAGCATCCTGGTTACCTCAAGACGATGGCGGCAATGCGCCAGGCAGCACTGGCCGGGGCCGTCGCGGTCGGGGTCAGAGTGGATGCCGCAAGCCCCGCAACATGGGCGCCACTCATCCGGAGCGCATTGCCGTTGGCCCCGTCAAACTGCTCGGTGACCCCGCCGGTCCAGGCCACGCCCGTGCCACCCGCATGGGACACGGCCGCCACGACAGCCGCGCCCTGCGGCACGACAAGGCTGCAACTCGCGGCAAGACCCGTGCCCGCCGCCTTGACCCCGGCAGGCGTGCCACGCGTCAAACCCGTCACGCTCCAGACCCCAATCGCATGCCGGGCGGAAAGCCCCGAGAAGGTGATGGTGATGTTGGCTGTTGTGCCCGTTGGTACCAGCGCGATGAAGAGACCGATGCCGTCCTTGGCCTGCAGCAGCGTTGCGTTGATCCCGCCAACCGAAACGGCTGTCGGAGTCACGGTGCCGGGATCTGTGTGCAGCGAGACAATGACATAGCGGTTCGTTGCTGCGGCCCCGATGGCGACCGCCGTCCAGGTCGTGGTCGTGTAGTTGTTGCTGGTGTTGAACGACGCGGTAAAACTCAAAACCGGTGCCGCAAACTGGACGGACGGGGCGGGCATCAGCGGAAAGCTCATTGCATTGCAACCACGGTTGCCACCACACCGCCGTCGGTCTTGGTCAACCCGATCTGGAACATCTGCGCGTTCGTCGTGGTCAGCACATCACCGATCACCTTGGCAAAGCCGCTGAAGGTGATGGCGCCTGCACTGGCGCTGTTGGTCACCTGGATCACCAGCGTGTAGTTTCCGGCATAGGTGGGAGCCGCCAAGGTATGCGCGCTGCCGTTGATGTATTTCTTGAAGTTTCCGCCCGCCGGCGAGGGCGTGAAGGTGCCGCTGGCCTTCGTGCCCGCATCCTCGGGCGTTGCCGTCACCGCTGCGGTAAGAACTGCAGCCGCATTGCCCTTCAGGATATTCGCATCGAAGGGCTGCACGTTGGTGCCGATCACCAGCCCCAAGGCGCTGCGCACCTCGGCCGCCGTGCCGCTGAAGAGCCCCTCCCAGGCTGTATTGGCAGCGTTGCGGACGAAGAGCTGATCGTTGACCGTGTCATACCAAAGCTGACCGGCTACAGCGGTCGCGGGCGCAGCCGCCCCGCTGCTGGCCGAGAAGAGCGCGGCCAGTTTGGTGTTGATGTCGGAGCGTACGGCAGCACCGCTGCCATTGGCCACCGATTGGGATGTGACTTGTGCCATCAGGCAACCTCATCTGCATAAAGCCGAAGCTGGGACACCAGCGGCACCCAGACCGGGTCGCGGGTGGAAAGATGCGCGCGAGCCTCGATGCCGCGCGCCGAGATCTCGTGACTGTCAATCCGGCCCCAATCGAACCAAAGTGGCGATCCGGACGGATCATCGGGCGTCGTGCGCGCCTCGATCACCGCATCGACCTCCGCCTCGAGACTGCCGTCGAAGTCTGGCCAGAGATCAGTGAGCTCAGACCGGGCATCGAGGTCGTCGAGAACACCTGCAGCCGACAGCAGGATGTGGCTGCGCAACCGCACCCGCCGCAGCGCGCCAAAATCCATCCCGCTTGCGAAGGTGAAGCTGCCCGAACTGACCGTGCCGCCGACCCGGTCGAAGCCCGTGACCGCATCGACGTTTGCCCAATCGTCCATGGGCGTGACTGCGTCCAGCGTCAGCGCGCCGTCAATGGCGACGGTGCCGGATTTGACCCCGTCAAAGTCCGGTTCGGCCGTCAGGGCCATCACCGGTGCAAAGGCCAGCGCCTGCGCACCAGTCGTGGAAAGGGCGACAACGTCACCAAGCACCCCAGAACTGTCGCGGGCCCGCAAAAGGTACGTGCCGGGCAGAAGCGGCACCACCGCGATGGCATCGCTGCCCGCCACGATGTCAAAGGACTGGCTGCTGGCCCAGGTTGCAGTCGGCGCCTGACTGTGCCGGATCACGATATTGCCGCCGATGCGCACATCGAGATCGGCAGACCGTGTCCATTTCAGGATGGCCATGCCGCCCGCCGTTTGCAGCGTCACGCCCGTGAGAGCGGCTGGCGGGGCAGTCAGGGCCAGCACCTCTTTCACGGTGACCGACCAAGGCGATGACACGCCCAGAACCGTCAGCGCCTTGACGCGGAACTCCCAGAACCCCGGGGCGATATCGCGGATTTCCATTGCCGTCGCGTCGGTACGGCCGTGGTTGGACCATGTGCCGCTGCCAAGAGCGCTGCCGAGTGAATCCACCATCCGGCTTTCGACCTGATACTGCGCCACATAACCACTGTCGGATGCGCGCCAACTGACCAGCACAGCCGCTTTCACCCCTGCGCCATCGCGGGTGATGTAGAGCGATTCCGCGATCTCGGGGCTTCCAGGCGGGGCGACGTTGAAGGCTGACGGCAGCGTCGATCTGGGGGCCGCCGCATAGATCGCGGCCTCACTCGCGTCCCAATCATAGACGAGGGGCGATGTCTCGCGCAGCACCAGTTCCGGCAAAAGCTGCGGCCCGTCGCCGGAGGTGGCCAGATCCAGCCGCGCCTCGATCACCTCATAGGGCTTTGCCGCCATACCCCAGCGATCATAGGTCAGCGCCACTGTGTCGCCGACCTGCACCGCCCAAGCCGAGAGCTTGCCCGCAAAGCGGATCGACATTTGCCGCCGTGCCCGCTCGAGCTCGATCTTGGCCAGCCGCTGCGCCATCGTCGCCGATTGCGTGAAGGGCAGCGCAATATCGCGCCATTTCTCCTCGCCGCCATCCTCGGCGCGATAGACCGCACTGACATAGGCCGGAAAGTCGTCGGGCTGCCAATCGTTCTCGGGGCTGATGAACTGACCGCGCACGCCGTTGAAGTTTTGCGCAGCACTGATCCGGGTCGAGAGCGTCAGACCACCTTCGCGGGCGTGATCCTGCGTCAGACTGAACGCGGGCATCCGATACGCCCCGGCATGCAGCCGCCACTGGCCGCCGGAATAGGCCACCCGACCTGCCATGGCCGTCAGCATTGCCTCGATGATGGTCTTGGGGTTTTCCGCCACCGACACGACCCCGTTGCAGCTGTAGCGCGGCTCGAAGCCGCCCCCGGCTAAACTGACAACCTCATCGCAGATATTGGCGGCTTCGATCAGTGCGTCGGTGTTGATGCCATCACTGGCGCCGATCGCGGCCCCAAGGCCAAAGCGGGCATGCGCCATGTAGTCTGCAAGGCACAGGGCGGGGTTCTCGGAATAGCCGATGAGATCGCTGCGCGGATCGAAGATGTCGTTCTTGCCCTGAATGTCGACCGAGATCGCAGGGATACCACTGGGGAAGGCGTCCTGATCCGCCTGCAGCCGCAGATGGATGGCGGCGCAACCGCGCAGGCGATGCACTGTGGTCCAGGCTTCAGGCAAGGCTGCGATCAATTTCTCAAATGCGGTCTGGTCGTCATCGCCCAGCCGCTTTTCGACTGTGACAAGGCCTGCCCAGCGGCCGAGGGCTGTACCAATGGCGTCCACAGCCGCCTCGCCATCAAAGTAGATCGCACCAATGGCCTCGACCCGATGCGCCGCCAACACGACGACCAGATGCAGATACTGACGCTTCGGCCCGGCCTCGCTGATATAGACGATCACCCCGCCCTTGCGGGCGCGGCCATAGACCATATCCCGCGCGGCCACTGGCTCTCGGACAGTCACGGTGCGGGCAGGCAATGTGGGTCCGGGCATCAGGGCACGCGAGGCGGCTGACAGCAACAAGGATGCGCCAAGCCGCAGCGCAAGCGTGCCGAAGCCTCCAAGGCTTGCGAGACTTGCCAGAGCTGTGCCTGCAAACAGCCCGCCTCCGAATAAGGGTGCGAGGAAGGCCATCTAGATCCTCCATGCCAGGGCGCAGGACGTAAGCGCACGCAGTGTCAAACCCTCGGGCGCCAGAAACGCTACCTGCGCACCGAGGCAGACCCCGAAGGAGCTGGCGTCTGACGACAGCACCAGATCGCCACGCTGTGCCAGCCGCACATTGAGCAGTGGCACTCCGAGCAGGGCGATCCCCGCCTCGGACATGCTGGCCCAGCCCAATCGCCGCATCACCCGCGCTGCGCCGAGCGCTTTCCGATATCGCCCGCGCCAAAGCGCTGCGGTGTCATCGCCGTCCGTCAGGTCGCGGCGCAGATCGAAGGCCCAGGTTGCGCAGTCATGCTTGCCCCAGGTGAAGCTGCAGTTCCGTGCGTCGTCGACGGCCGCGGCAAGGCGGCGTTCCCAGCCGGGACGGCGGGTCGTCATGAAGGTGCTCCACATCAGGGGTATTTCATTTGAGAGTTGCGATCTGACTGGCCAACCTGCTCAAGCGTCTGGCCAGAAATCCTCTTATGCGGCACTGTCTGCCTGAACAGGAGGATATCCGATGAACCTGCTTCCAATCTGCCTGCTTGCGTTGACGATCGGCATCACTCCCGCTGCAGCGCAAGACGGGACACCAAAGCCTGTTCTGCTTTCCTGTCAGAGTGCGACCGGCGAAGATTTTTCCATCGAGCTTTTCGGAGAGTCGGCTTTTGGCCCGCTACATTGCGTGAGCGGCTTGATGATCGTCGACATGACCCCCTGCGCGCCGGACGGAGGTTGGGGGCTATCTTATCCAACGGGCAGCGCGAGCCTCGCTGAGGTCACGTCAATGTGGGCGGTAGCATCGCAACATTTCGGTGGGAAGTTTACAGCAACCTTGGGACCAGAAACTTTCAGTGCCGTGGCATCTTTCGGCGATGGTCTAGAGCCAGATCTCACCAAAGGCTCCTACGACATGACCTTGACATTGGACCGCTCGACGGGGGCCGGGACCTATGTCAGCGGCGAACTCGGCGCGGTCGACTTCCAGTGTGCTGTCAAGCCGCGCAAGTTTTGATTGGCTGATTTGGCAGGTCTGCCCCGGATCGCCCGACTGAATTGGTTGTAGGAGAGGTCATCCGTCATCCCCGCCCCCATTTAATTTCCTGGTCTTGAATCGCGGTAACATATTCAAAGCCGCGATCGTCGGGCCAGATCGCCTTCTGGCTCTCATGGGTGTAGCGCCAGTTGCGCGCGGTATTGAGATCGATGAGGCGGCTCTCATAGCTGATGGTGATCCGACAGGTTTCCGCATCATCGGTGATCTCGGGCACATCGAGCCGACCCGCAAAGGCCAGCACCGGATCGGCGATGATGGTGCCGGTTTCCGTCAAGAGCCCAAGCCAGAGCTTCCCCGGCAGACCCTGCCGCGCCTCGGCAATGGCAAGTTGCACCAGATCTGACGGCACGCCGGACAAGGACACAACCGTGCCCGAGGCCACGACAGACCCAGTTTCCTCCACGCTGCCAAGGCCCAGAAGCGCCCCAGCCCCCGACCAGGATTCTCCTGCCCAATCAATCTTCGTGAGACCCGACCACAGCCGCAACGGTCCGGAGGCAAACGCCCCTTCGTAAAAGATCACCGGGCGCAGGTTCCGCGCGGCAAGCGCCGTAGCAAAATCCGGCGTGAGATCGCGGCTCATAACGCCTCCCGGGCAGTGAGAGTGAAGAGAAAGGTGTCCGCCCGCCCGATGCGGGTGGGGACAGGGGCTGTCAGGCGCAACAGAACCGCGGGAGCCGCGATTTCCAAGGCAGCGCCATCGGCAGGCGCGCTGCGGAGTTTTGGAACAAAGCTGAGCGTTGCCAGCCCGGCCCCATTGCTAAGCACATCGGCGGTCAGCTGATAGAGCCGGGTTTGCTGATCACTACCCAGCGAGAAGAAATCCCCGGCGTAGAGAGGTGTGCTGGAGGCAGGCCAGCCGTTGGTGTTCAGCGTGCCGCCAGTCTGGCCCGCGCCTGCAACAGTCGGCGTGTACGCAATCCCCGGCTGCCGGATCGTCGGATCGCGGAACATGAACCGGCCGCGCGGGCCACCCAAGGCTGCCAGAAACGCCGAGAGCTTCCGCCCGTCGCGTCCCGCCGTCCGCGCCATCTCGATCCCGTACTCCCACCACTCCCCGCCCCAATCCTGCACCTGTTCGCTGCCGGTAAAAGGTGAGGTTGCGACAGCAGTCGCGCTGACGAGACGCCGCTCGAGCGATTGCACGAGGGTGAGGGGAAGTTCGGGGATCATGGCAGACGCCGCTCAGAGGTCATGATGATAGAGACTTTCTGTCAGAGGGTTTGGCCGCGACGCCGACCATCCGCGACGCTGGCTTTTGCCAGGCGCGCGATTTCCGGCAGGGCCGCGCGCAGCTTGGCATCGATCTGCTCGGCCACACCGGCCTGCGCCCCGCGCGCATCGATGCTGATCGACACGCCTCCGGCACCGCCGCCACGACCCAATCCATTGGCGACTTCCGCCCGCGATAATACCCGTTCGCCGCGCTGCAGGATCGCTGGAACCTCGTCGGGGCGCAGACCCGCCCAGCCGCCAGCGTGCATACGAGGGGCACCGGCGAAAGCCAGGGGCGAGACCATGCGGCCGGGGCCGGGTGCCCCAACCATGCCACCGTCGTGTTGCACCGGGGCGAAGATGCTGCCGAACCCTTTTGAGAGCCAATTGGCCAGGGGGCCCAGTACGGAGTTCTTGAAGGCCAGCGTGGCAAGGTCCGCCAGGATCGAGGAGATGAGCCCCTTGAAGTCGAGCTTGCCGGTGGTGACAAAATCCCGGAATGCGCTTTCAGCCGAGCTGAAGGCAGAGGTTAGCGTCTCGCCGAGACCCTTGCCCCAATCCATCGCGCCCTTGGCATAGTCCGCCAGCGATTTACTGACCTGCGCCCAACCGGCCGCCGCCGCTTCCGCAGCAGCCTTTGCCGCAGCCCCAGCCCCGCCTGCCGACCGGCCCGCCTCGTCAAAGCCGTCCGACAGGGCGGCGGCGGCATCGGTTGCGCCGTTCAGAGCCTCTTCGCTCGCCGTCCCTGTGCCGAAGATCGCAGCCTTCAGGGCTTCCCAAGCTGTCATCGGGCGCGAGGCCGCGTCGGACAACATACCCGCGGCCTCTGCATATCCGCCTGCCCGGGAACGTGCAGCCTCGGCCATGCCGCCAAAGAGATCTGGCACATCGACGTAAGTCTTGGCCATCGCTGCTTTGAAGGCCTCTGCCGCTGCTGTGCCCGCGTCGGTAGCCGCTCCCTCATAGGGATTGGCAATTCCGCCCAGATCGACAGCCTCAAGCGTGCCGATCCGGATGCCGCCTTCACCTGTGGCCCAAGCCGGCAACAACGCCAATGCTGCATTCAGCCCTTCGATGAAGCTGTTGATCCGCGTCACCACCGCATTCAGCATCGCCTCAACTCCGTCGATCAGCCCGTTCGCGGCCTGGAAGGCAAAGTCGCCGATGGCTTGTGGCAGGGCGCCCCAGATCGCGGTGATGGCATCATAAGCGCCTTGGAACGTGCCGACGGCCGCGTTGCCCCAACCGACCACCGCCGAAAGCGCCGTTTGCAACCCGCCATAGAGTCCGGCCTGCGCCCCGGCCCAGCCAGACTCAATCCGCGCCAAGGCAGCCGCACCCGACAACGCGATCCGGTCCCAGGCCTCGGCCGCAACATTCCCGAGCAGGCCAAAGGCCGCGCCGATCCCGCCCACCTTTGCGGCCAGTTGCGAGAACTGATAGACCAGTTCCCCCGCGCCGACGATCAGCGCACCGATGCCGGTGCGGATCAGCGCCCCGCGCAGGAAGACCAGCGCCGTGGCGACGCCACGCACCGACAGGGCGGCAACGGCCAGCCCGGCCACCCAGCGACCCGCCATGAAAGCGGCGAAGGTCGCGGCATAGGTGGCGAGGCGGCCGAGATTGTCGAAGACCGCAGTGATCGCGCTGCCGATCGGCCCGGTGCCACGCGCCATGTCGGCCAGTGCGTTCGCCACCGTCTCCAGCGCCGGGGCGACGGCGGCGGTCAGGCGGTTGGTCAGGCCGAGCCAGATCAGGCTCAGCTTTGCAATCGCATCACCGGTGCGCTCGATTTGGGCGGCATCGGACGTGCTGACCGCCACCCCGAAGTCGCGCACATCCTTCGCCGCCTCGCGCAAAGTGGCCGGATCAATCCGCAGAAACGCCAGAGCCGCCTTGTCGCCAAAGAGATCAGAGGCAACCGCAGCCCGTTCGGCCTCAGGCACAAATCGGGCCAGTGCCTGTTGAACAGCGACGATGCGCTGATCAAGGGGCATTGCCTGCAATTCGGCGGCCGTCAGGTTCAGCCGCTGCAGCGCACTGACTGCCGAGCCGGATCCGGTAGCGGCTTCGGAAAGCCGCGTGGTCAGCTTCTTCGTGGCCTGTTCGATCTCGCCCATCGAGACACCGGCCAATTCGCCAGCCCATGTCAGCACCTGCAGACTTTCGACGGTGGTTTTCAGCGATGCCGCCATGTCCGCCTGGGCGCCGATCGTCTCCAAACCCGAACGGACCATCGCTACACCCGTGGCCGCTGCTGCTGCGGTCACCGCCGCCAGCGCAATTCCGGCCTTGCGCGCAAAGCTGGCAAGCCGGGTGTTGGCAAGACCCATCTCCGACGACAACCGCCCAAAGCCCCGCGCGCCCGCCTCGCCGATGCCTTCCAACTCGGCACGCACTTGGCGGCCGCCTTCGGCGACTAGCCGGACAGAGACGCGTTTTTCGGCCATCTGTTGGCCTCCTCAAAATGATACGTCATTGACATATGCGCCATTGGCGCACATATGGGTTTCATGGCAATCGTCACCGTCGTCGAAACACCGGAATTCCAGCGCCGTGCGCGCAGCCTGATGTCAGAGGCCGAGCGACTGGCACTGATCGATTTCGTGGCGCGTAATCCGGCAACGGGTGTCTCAATCGGGGGCGGGGTCAGGAAGTTTCGGTTTGCCCGAGAGGGTGGCGGCAAGAGCGGCGGCTTTCGCGTGATCCATTTTTACAATGCGGATGACGGCACGCCGATCTTTCTGATCACCGTCTTTGCCAAGAACGAGAAAGCCAATCTGACGACCGCGGAAGCCGAGGCCGTCAGATCCTTGGGCGAACTGCTTTCGGCGACCTACAGGAGAACGACATGACCGATCT